GATTTTAAAATGGCTGGAGATCACACAGATATAAAAGCAATTATGAGAGATTTTCCTGGATTTAAAAAAAATTTTTTAAGAATAGAATTTATTAAAAATGAATTAAATCAATTAAAATCTTATTATGATAAAAAAGTTATAGCTTTATACGGTCAAGCAAAAGCAGGCGCTAATCCTGTTAATATAAAAGAAGAGCTAAGTAAACTTCAAAATGAATTTGCAAATAAGACTGGATATAGATTAGGTGGATTTGATTTTAATGAAAAAGGAAAAATAATTATTGATCCCAAGACACCTTTAATAACTCAAAAAAGATATCCTATAAATGACAACTTATTAGATACTATGAACAATATCGAAGGATTTAAATTTAAAACAGAATTTAAAAATCCTTTTGATAAAGACATAATAAAAACTACGTCCCCTAAAGAAAGATTATCTGTTTATGAAAAATATAAAAATAATGNTAAAGTTTTAAATGATAGNAAATATATAAAAGCTGTTGAAAGTATACCTAAATTTANAAATTTTAAAAAAGCTTTAATTTATGGAGGAGCAGGTGCTGGAGCTGTAATTGCTTCAGTAGCAAACGCTGAAGACCTGCCTTCAGGAACAACGGTAGATAGCACAAAAACGGCAGGACTTACAACTGGAGAAAAAATTGCAGGTGGCACAGCAGCAGCTGGTGCATACAAATTTAGAAAACCAATTATAAAAGGAGCTAAAGCTGTGGGTAGAGGAGCTTTAAAATTATTAGCCCCGTTAACTGTNCCTATAGAAAGTGCTTTTGTNTTAAGTGACTTAAAATCAGGGTCGTCTGTTCCAGAATCACTTGCAGATGTTGTGTTGGCGGGTGGTATTTTTAGGGAAAGAGACAAAAGAAAATTTATAGAAGACAAATACGGAACAGAAACTCTTAACAGATATGTTGCTGCAAAGACTCCCGGTATAACAGATGTTATGGATATGCCTACTGCACTTCCTAAATTGTCGAAAGAATTACAAGCAATCGATGCTGAAGGAGATGCGTATTTGGATCAACTAAGACTACAAAGAGCTCAAGAATTTGAAAGAAAATCTAATTTACCAAGACCAGAAATAAATCCTTTTCAGGCTGCAGGTGGTGGTATTGCAAAATTAGCAGGTGATAGATCAGGTGCTATGTTAGAATCAATGAACTCAGATAAGGATGGGTTGCAAGGCATATTAAATCGTGTTAAGAAAACATAGGAGTAATAAATGGCAGAAATAGAAAAAGGACTCCCGAACACTCGTACTAAACTTGAGATACCTTCAGAAGAAGAGTTGCAAGAAGTAGCCGTTCAGGAAGAAGAACAAGATCCAAAAGGACCCGTAGAAGTCGTACCAGAAGAAGATGGTGGTGCAACAATTGACTTTGAACCAGGTGCAATCAACATACCTGGAACAGAATCACATTTCGATAATCTAGCAGATATTTTACCTGACGATGTTTTAGAACCAGTTGGTAACGAGATGGTTCAAAATTACATGGACTATAAAGGTTCCAGAAAAGAATGGGAACAATCTTACAAGACAGGTTTAGATCTTNTAGGTTTTAAATATGAAAATAGAACAGAGCCCTTTCAAGGTGCATCTGGTGCAACACACCCAGTGTTAGCAGAAGCAGTNACACAGTTTCAAGCACAAGCATACAAAGAATTATTACCAAGTGATGGACCAGTAAGAACACAAATTATTGGTTTAAGAAATCCACANACTGAACAACAGTCAACACGTGTAAAAGATTTCATGAATTATTTAATTATGGATCAGATGAAAGAATACGAATCAGAATTTGATTCGATGTTGTTTCACCTACCATTAGCTGGATCTACTTTTAAAAAAGTGTACTACGATACAAACATGGGAAGAGCTGTATCGAAGTTTGTACCAGCGGATGAATTAATCGTTCCGTATACGGCTACCTCATTAGACGATGCGGAAGCGGTTATTCATACTGTAAAAATATCTGAGAACGAATTAAGAAAACAACAAGTTAATGGTTTCTACAGAGATGTAGAGTTAGGACCTCCAGGAACTGACACCAACGACGAGTTAAATAAAAAAGAACGTGAACTAGAAGGAACAAAGAAAACAGGTAAAAATGATCCTGTATATACTTTGTTAGAGTGTCACGTAAATTTAGACCTAGAAGGTTTTGAAGAAGTAGGCTCTGATGGTGAACCTACAGGAATAAAATTACCTTACATCGTAACTGTTGAAGAAGGTAGCCGAACAGTTCTTTCTATCAGAAGGAACTATGCGCCCGATGATCTAAAGAAAAATAAGATCCAATATTTCGTCCACTTCAAATTTCTGCCAGGACTCGGATTTTATGGCTTTGGACTCATTCACATGATTGGCGGATTGAGCCGTACCGCAACGGCGGCTCTCCGTCAATTGCTAGACGCAGGAACATTATCTAATTTACCTGCAGGATTTAAACAAAGAGGCGTAAGAGTTAGAGATGAAGCAGCTCCAATACAACCAGGTGAATTTAAAGATGTAGATGCACCAGGTGGTAATTTAAGAGAAGCTTTCTTTCCATTACCATACAAAGAGCCATCACAAACATTATTAAATCTTTTAGGTATAGTTGTACAAGCAGGACAAAGATTTGCTGCTATCGCTGACATGCAAGTTGGTGATGGTAATCAAAATGCAGCTGTAGGAACTACGATTGCATTACTAGAGCGTGGATCTAGAGTTATGTCTGCAATACACAAAAGATGTTATGCAGCTATGAAAGATGAATTTAAATTATTATCTAAAGTTGTATCACAATACTTACCACCAGAATATCCTTACGATGTTGTAGGTGGTCAAAGAAATATTAAACAAGCAGACTTTGATGATAGAATAGATGTTGTACCAGTTGCAGATCCAAATATATTTTCTATGTCACAAAGAATTACACTTGCACAAACACAATTACAGATTGCAACATCAAATCCTGCATTACATAACATGTATCAAATCTACAGAAACATGTATGAAGCAATCGGTGTTAAAAATGTAGATGCAGTTTTACCACCACCAGCACCAAGTGCACCAATGGACCCAAGTATGGAACACATAAATGCTTTAGCTGGTAAACCTTTTCAAGCTTTTCCTGGTCAAGACCACAGAGCACACATCACAGCACACTTAAACTTTATGTCAACTAACATGGTTAGAAATAATCCTGCAATAATGGGTGCAATACAAAAAAATATACTAGAACATATTAGTTTGATGGCACAAGAACAGGTAGAATTAGAGTTTAGAGANCAACTACAACAAATGATGATGATGCAACAACAAGCTGCAATGAATCCACAAGTACAAGCACAACTACAAATGTTAAATAATCAGGTTGAAGCGAGAAAATCTGTGTTGATTGCAGAGATGACAGAGGAATTTATGAAGGAAGAGAAGCAAATTACATCACAATTTGACAATGANCCTCTTCTAAAACTAAAATCTAGAGAAGTTGACCTTCGTGCNATGGAAAATGAACGTAAAAAAGACAANGATCAAGCACAACAAGACCTTGCAAGAGCAAAATTGATGCAACAAGGTGATCTTGCNGAAGAAAAAATGGAACAGAACGAAGATTTAGCTAAATTACGTGCGGGAGTTAGCCTTGCTAAACAAGGTGTACAACAAGCGCAAGTTATGATAGACGATAATTAATAAAAAAAGGTAAAAACTATGATGAACTACAAAAAATCTAAAGAAGTTAAGATTCCAGAGCAAAATGTAGAGNTAGATCCAAGATCTAAGACTACTGCTGACGGTGCTTTTAACTATATTCCTACTGGAGACAAGGAAAAGGTTAGAGGAACTAAAAGAATGTTAGCTGAAAAGAAAAAAGAAGCTACTTGGTACTAAAATGGCTTGGTTTGGTTTAGCAAAAGTTGCTTTACAAGCTGGGACGCACATTTTTAAGAAGCGTCAAGAGACTAAAATGGCAATGGCTGATGCACAGCACATGCATGCAAAACGTATGGCNGATGGACAGGCTGAATACCAGGGAAAATTATTAGAAGCTAGACAATCGGACTGGAAAGACGAATTCGTTTTACTTGTGTTAACGGCGCCGATAGGAGTTTTAGCGTGGGCGGTCGTATCGGACGATCCNATGGCCATGGACAAAGTAAAATTGTTCTTTGAGTATTTCTCGGCACTGCCGTCATGGTTCACAAATCTTTGGATCCTTGTAGTGGCGTCGATTTATGGTATAAAGGGCACACAAATATTTAGGAATGGTAAAAAATAATGGGTAAGTTTAATTCTGCAAAACAATTTATTAACCAAATTTTTAGTGGTGCACAAAAAACTGCAGGCACTGGAGCTATCAATACAACTAACATATCAAAAAATTTAAAAGAGTTTCAAAAACATAAAGACGATATTATTAAAACTACAGATAAGTATACTAAAGGTTTACGTGAAGAAGGTAAAATTAACGTTAGAAAAGCTGTTGGTCCTGCTCTTGGAAAAGTTTCTAAAATAACACAAAAGAAATCAAAATTTAACAAAGGTGGTAGAGTCGGATTAAAAGGTGGATCGTTTCCTGATTTAAACAAAGATGGTGAAACAACTTTTGCAGATGTATTAATTGGCAGAGGTGTAATACCTAAGAATAAAAAAAATAAGAAAAAAATGATAGCTAAAAAATCTAAAACACCAATGGATAAAGCTGTTAAAAAAGACAAAAAGAATAAGAGGTTTGTATAATGGCAAAGTTATGTCCAAGAGGTAAAGCCGCAGCGAAGCGAAAATTTAAAGTGTATCCATCAGCATATGCCAATATGTATGCATCTGCAGTATGTTCAGGTAAAGTTACACCAGGTGGTAAAAAGAAAAATAGAAAAAAAGCCATGGG